TACTATGCCTGGTTTAAACTTCTCACAGGATTTAGAAAAGAGTTGTTCATGACCAGAGCTGAAGTCGAGAATCATGCAAGAAAGTACTCTACTGCATATAGAAACGATTTAAATAATAACAAAAAAGGAAGCAAATGGACCACTGACTTTGATGCTATGGCGTTGAAAACCGTTATCAAGTTGTTGCTTAGTAAATGGGGCATATTATCAGTTGATATGCAGAGAGCTATTACAGATGACCAGAAGACATTTGATGAAAGTGGAAATGAGGACTATGGAGATAATAAGCCGGATGTTATAGAGGCTAAAGATCCATTTCAGACAGTAGAAGATGCTGACGATTCACAGATTGATGGAGAGCAAACAGGTGAAGAGATTGAAAAGGTAGATATTACGGAGTAGGAGTATTTCAAATGGTATTAACAACTGATAATTACTACAGTGATGAAGCTAACAGGCAGTACATGTCTGTTAGCCAGTACAAGGATTTTGTAGGGAGTACAGGAATAAAAGGATGCGAGGCAAGGGCATTGGCAGAGCTGAACGGAGAATATGAGAGAGAAAAAAGTACAGCTTTGTTGGTTGGCAGTTATGCAGATTCTTACTTTGAGGGCAGTTTAGAGCAGTTTAAGGCTAAAAATCCTGAGATTTTTACAAAGCAAGGTACTTTAAAGGCTGAATATAGACAAGCTGAAGAGATTATAAACAGGATTGAAAGAGATCCGTACTTCATGAAGTTTATGTCAGGGCAAAAGCAAGTAATCATGACCGGAGAAATCGGTGGAGTACTTTGGAAAATAAAAATGGATTCATATATTCCTGACATCTGCATAGTTGACTTAAAGATTGTTAAGTCAATCCGTGAGAGGTTTTATGTAAAAAAATACGGTTTTACGGATTTTATTACAAATTGGGGATATGAAATTCAGGGAGCCGTATATCAAGAAATTGTTCGACAGAATACCGGGAAAATATTGCCTTTTTATATAGCGGCGGCAAGCAAAGAAAAAGTTACAGACATAGAAATTATACAGGTAAATGATGAAGCACTTGCAGGAGCACTTGAGAAGGTGAAAGAGCATGTTGAAAGAGTTGTGAAGATAAAACACGGAGAGATAGAGCCTGAAAGGTGCGGAACCTGTGACTATTGCAAGTTTACAAAAGTTCTTTCAAGACCAATGCTTTACACAGATTTAATATTAGACGAAGTGGAGGATGTAGAGTGAATCAGGCTATTATATGCGGACGCTTAGTAAGAGATCCGGAGATACGATACACAAATGGTGCAGAGGCAAAGGCGGTGGCTAAGTATACTATAGCGGTCGACAGAATGAAAGACAAAGAAGCCGATTTTATATCATGTGTGGCATTTGGAAAGTCGGCAGAATTTGCAGAAAAATATTTCAGAAAAGGTCAAAGAGTATTGATTTCAGGTCGTATTCAAACAAGCAGTTACACAAACAAGGAAGGCCAAAAGGTATATACAACTGATGTGCTTATAGCTACACAGGAGTTTGCAGACGGTAAGAGCGCAGGAGTAGGGCAGACGAGCTCAAAACCGTCGTCATCAAATGCAAGTGCTGACGGATTTATGAATATACCGGATGGAGTGGATGATGAAGGCCTGCCATTTAACTAGGAGGCGGAATGCAGATACAAATAGACACGAGAGAAAAGGCCAAGGCTATACAGAAGATACTGCAGGAGTTTAACAGGCAGGGTGTAACACAGATATCTTCAAAGCTCTATGTTGGTGACTACATGAATTATGATAATCCAAGGCTTGTAGTTGACAGAAAGCAGAATTTAAGCGAGCTGTGTGGCAATGTATGTCAAGACCATAACAGGTTCAGAAACGAGCTTTTAAGGGCGAACGAGGCAGATATAAAAGTTATATTTTTATGCGAGCATGGCAAGGGGATAAATAGCCTTGAAGATGTGCAAAACTGGATAAATCCACGAAGATATGCCCGTGTAAAGTCTGCTACTACAGGCAGATGGGAAACATTTGAAACTAAGGCAATGACAGGAGAAAAACTGTATAGGGTTCTTTCAACAATAAGAATTAAGTATGGTTGCGATTTCCTATTTTGCAACAAGGAAGAAACGGGAAAGAAAATAATAGAAATCCTGAGGAGGTGAGTATGACATCTGAAGAAATAAAAGAAAAATATTCAATGTCGGAAATCCTTGAGCGATACGGATTTAAACCAAACAGGGCAGGATTTATATGCTGCCCTTTTCATAGCGAAAAAACCCCGTCAATGAAAATTTATGCAAAATCTTTTTACTGTTTCGGCTGTGGAAAGCACGGAGATATCTTTGACTTTGTCGCAGGTATGGAAAATTGTAATTTCTCTGAGGCTTACAAGAGCCTTGGAGGAGTAGAGGATAATAGTCGAAAGGCTAAATTTGCAGAATATAAAAGGCGTAAGGCACGCGAGAAAGCAGCTAGGATTGCACAGAACGAGCGAAACAAGAAAATATGTATATTTAATAGGCAAGATGAATTAAGGGCGTTGTTGAGCGAATTAGAGCCGTTAAGTGACGAATGGGCAAACTGTTACAGGGAACTCTTACAGGTTACTGCAGAGCGAGCGGAATTGAGCAAGGAAGAGGATGTATATGAGTATGCATATACTTATGTGACTTCAGCTTTATATCAGGATTTTTACAGTAAAGGAGCAGGTTGATGAAGAAAATTGAAGAAGTGACTAAAAGCGACCTGCTCTCAAGAGAGTTCATGCAGGAAGTCTTTGACGAAGAGGACGAAATTGAAAGAGGAGTAAATATAGCCAACCTGATGGACAGAGCAAGAGAGTTGAAGGCATATACGGAGTTTAAGGTGTTGCTTGATGCTTTCCGAAAAGCCGAAAGGGAAGCACTACCCGAAAAGACAAAAGGTACCCTTTGCCAGTGGACGAACTTTGAAAGTGATGAATACAACAATATGATTTGCGGTTATTGGAATGCTACAGAACGTGGAATACTTAAGCCTAATTCAGACGAGTATGCCTGCTATCATCCCATACTACCGATTGAAAGATTGAAAAATATTGAAACCGGGGCGGAGCAAATAAAGCTTGCATATAAGCGTAACGGAACTTGGCATGAAATAGTAGTACCTAAGTCTTTGATAGCTTCAGCAAGTAAAATAGTAGCCTTGGCGGAGCAGGGAATAGCAGTTACAAGCGAAAATGCAAAGCTCTTAGTAAAATATTTATCAGATGTGGAAAATCAGAACGATAATTTAATAAAAATTAAGCGCTCAACTTCCAAGTTCGGATGGCTAAACAAAGATTTCATACCATTTGACGGAGATATTATTTTCGATGGAGATATGAAGTTCAAGCAAGTATCTGAAAGCGTGACCACTCAAGGTAGCTACACGGCTTGGCTAGATCACGCAAGGACTGTAAGGGCAAGAAAGAGGATTGAAAGTAAATTTTGTTTGGCAGCATCATTCGCAAGTGTCCTGGTTGCCCCATTGAGAGGCCTACCCTTCTTTGTAGACCTTTGGGGAGGTACTGAGGCAGGAAAATCCGTCGCTTTAATGCTTGCTGCCTCCGTTTGGGCAAATCCTGATGAAAACGCTTTTATCGGAGACTACAAGAGTACAGAAACAGCCCTTGAGGCTAAGGCCGACATGCTAAACCACTTGCCAATGCTACTTGACGATACATCAAATCAAAACAGGAGGCTTGCAGAGAATTTTGAAAGTCTTGTATATGTGCTTTGTTCTGGAAAAGGCAAGACAAGGAGCAACAAAGATATTGGTATAAACAGAGAAAGCAGGTGGAAGAACTGCATAATAACCAACGGTGAAAAGCCTTTGACTTCTTATGTAAATCAAGGCGGAGCGATGAACAGAATCTTAGAGATAAGCTGTGACGGCCACATATTTGAAGATCCAAGGCTTACGGCTTCAGTGGTAAAAAACAATTATGGCTATGTCGGCAGGGATTTTATAAAAATTCTAAAAGAAATCGGTGTTGAAGGGCTTATGGAAATTCAAAAGGGTTTTCTGGATAAACTTGACAATGATGAAAAAATGCAAAAACAAAGCTTATCACTTTCTATAGTGCTTACAGCCGACAAGATAGCGACAGACTATATTTTCAAAGACGGTGAGTATATAGACATTGAGGAGGCCAAGCAGACCTTAATTGATAAAAATGAGATTTCGGATAATGAAAGGTGCTACAGATTCATACTTGACAGAGTAGTGGCCAATAGGGGTAGGTTTGATCCACGCAATGAAAACATAGAGCAGTGGGGAGTTATCGAGGATAATTATGTACTCATGATTTCAACAGCATTATCAAGGCTCTGCAAGGAAGAAGGTTACTCAAGATTATCATTCTTGAAGTGGGCAAATGATAAAGGTTTGATACAAGGAAACAGTGGGAGGTATGATTTTACAAAAAAAATTAATGGAATATGTGTAAAGTATGTAAAGATAAAGATATTAGACGATAATGAGTTCTTGAATGATTTTATAGATGCAAGTGAAGAATACAAGGACAATATACCATTTAATTAAATAAATTATCTGATAATTCAAAAGAACAAATTGGTAACCTTCAAGAAAAAAGGTAACCGCAAAAAGCTAGTGTTTACAAGGGTTTCGGGGCATAAGTTACCAATTCCCAAGGTTACCACGCACACATGCATGTATATATATATAAATATTTTTTCACAAAAATACTTATATTGATAAAAAACTCTCCTACATGAGGGTATGTGTGAAAAAGTGGTAACTTGGTAACTTTGACAAATTCAAGGTGAAAAATCCAGTAAATGCAAGGCTTTCGAGGGGATACCACTTTTTTAAAAAACAGGTAACCAGTTAAGAAAAGTGGTAAAACAGGTAACTTTTAATAGAATCTTAACAATTATATCGTCTAACATAAAGTGTATAAAGATTTAGATTATTTGATAATGATATTTATATAAAAATATTATCAGATAATTATATTATAGATAAGTATATTATTATCGGTTTAGAAATAATTTAGGAGCTTTTAAAGGATATGGACTACAAGGAAATAATGCCGAATGACAAGATAATTGTGATGATAAATGACATACACAATAAATGGTGGAAGTCGGCAAGGGAGTTTGATGAAAACTCAGATAAAGAAGAGGTTGCAAAGTCTATGCAGGTCTTAATGAAATATGTTGAGGCGAACTATTCAAGCTATCCTATAGCCTGCAAGATAATGGAGGCTTACATAGACGAACTGGATGCAAGGGTAAAAGGCGGATATAGAAGCTTTGATGGAGAGAAGGAAAAGAATGAACGAAGATAAATATATAAAATGCGTTGATAAAAACGATATGGAAGCAACGGCATATCAGTTGTGGGAAGAACTAAGAGTTGATACGAAGTTCTGCTATGAAAAAGACGGAGTTGAAGGATTTTGGCTGGAGATAAAGGAGTAAGAGTAATGAAGGAACGTACAGTCTATCGTTGCGAAATATGTGGTAACGACTTTAATGACAGTAAGCAAGCGAAAAAGTGTGAGGAAGGCCATAAGACCGGTCTTGTAGTTGAAAAAGCAGAGTACAACGCTTGCGACTGGGTAAATCACGGCTTTCCTAGAATGGTTATTTTAAAGTCAAAAGATGGAAAAACAGCAATATACAGGACGGTGATTAACGAATGACAAGAAAAGAAATACTGGCAGAAGCGGAAAAGTGCGTATGTAGTGATAGAAATCTTCAATATGGAGAGCCGGAGGATAATTTCAATACCATAGCCAAATTCTGGAGCGCTTTCTTAGATATACATATAACAGCGCCACAGGTGGCAGCAATGATGATATTGATGAAGACCGCAAGAATCAAGGCAAGTGCAGGAAGAGATACGGACAGCTGGGTTGATGCTGCAGGGTACTCTGCTTGTGGCGCGGAGCTTATGCACAGAAAAACTGAATAGATTTAATTCTGAGATGGCTAGAATAACGCACACGGCACTTTAAAGGTATTGGACTATATTTCATGTCTAAAAGAATTAAAATGCCGTGTGGAGCAAAATAAGAGAAGTAGAGAAGATATGAGAAAAATAGTTACACATATTGACGGAGGTGGAAGATGAAAACGGAAAAAGCGAATGATGTCAAAAGCCTGCTTTACGGTGTGCGACATGATTTAGGATTAATAAATCTTGGATATGCAGACATACAAAAATTGGAAGAGTGGATAAAAGATGGGCATATGGAAGCGGAGTTTTTTGTGGGGGTAGGTCGAGATATAGAAAGGCTAGAGCCACATACCTTGCTCTATGATGACTACATACAGATAACCATAGAAACAATAAAATTAATTTATAAAAGAATTGATGAAATAGAAACTAGAGTTAATGAAGATTTAAAAAAAGCAATAAGAATTTTAGAAGGTGAAGATGAGTAGCGATATCAAACACAACGCTGAAGGTTATAAAGACAGCACAGCATATAAAGCAATCATGGCGATAGAAGAGACGAAAAGAAAAAGATTAAAAGAGCAGGCCGAACATGACAAGCTTGTACAGCATATCAAGTATGTTGTTGAGCTTGCGGGGTTTAAGCTTAGTAGCAGGATTAAGCTTGTACATAAGCAAAGCGGAAGGAGGTATGAGTAGATGGAGTTAAGTGAGTTAAAGTCGAAAGTATTAGAAATCTTTGAAATTACAGAAGTAAAAGACCTAGGATCTGCACTGATGAAAAATCTTGACAATTACGAGAATATGCGGGTATTTGAAGAAGTTGTGAATGGCGACTTATCAAAAGATTGGCTACAAAAGATTTATCAGTACCATGAAGCGGATAGGAAGGAAAAGAAACAAGATTACACACCTGCAAGCCTTGGGAAGCTTTTGGCCAAATTGTCAGGAAATGGAGATACTGTAATAGACCTTTGTGCGGGTAGCGGTGCTTTGACTATTCAGAAGTGGAATGAAAATCACAATCAAAGATTTTTACTATACGAATTGGACGAGAATGTAATCCCATATCTACTGTACAACTTAGCAATAAGAAACATAGAGGCTACAGTGATGAGGGCGGACGTGTTAAAAAATGAAGTATATGAAAGCTGGGAAGTAAAGAAGGGGGAAAAATATGGGAAGTGTATTGCTATCAAATCCGCCGTATAACCTAAAGTGGGAGCCACCAAGCATGGCGGGGTTCGACCAAAGGTTTATGGGATATGGAGTGCCACCGAAAAACAATGCGAATTATGCTTTCATACTTACAGGTATAAATTTAGCGGATAAATCTATCTTTCTGCTACCACTCTCAGTGTTAAGCCCAAAGCAAGTAGAGAGTGACATAATAAAAATGCTTGTAAGCGAAAATTACCTTGAGGCGGTTATATTCCTGCCGGGCGATATGTTTGAGTCCACAAGTATACCCGTTTGCGTATTATCTTTTAATAAAAACAAGGCTACTACAAAGGTTGCTTTTATAGATGCAAGAGATATGACCGAAAAAGAAATCAGAGAGCAAAGAGGGCAATTTGGTGGAGCTTCACACGAAGGCAGGGTGTACAAAAAAGAAGTCAATGTATTAAGCGATGAAGTCATAGAAAAAATAGATGCAATTATAAGAAACTGTGAGGACATAGCAGGGATATCTAAATGCGTAAGTATAGACACAATAGCAAGTAAAGGATATTCGATAAGGCCACAAGACTACATAGCGATAGCAGAGGCGAAGCAAACGCATAGAAGTTATAAAGATATAGCAAGCGACTACAACCGCATCATACAAAAGAAAAATGCACTTAAAATAACGGTGAATGAAACACTTGCCAAAACACTGGGTCTATATGATGCATATATAAATAAAAAAGATATTGATATCGGGAAGAGTTTTGAAATTGTAGCAGAAAAGGCAGACAAAGAAGATTATATAGCGCTTACAAGGTCGGCGACATTCAAAATTGAGTGCAGGAGTGATAAAGAGTTTCCTGAACTGATAGCGCTATTTGTGGCAATGTGGAAGCAGCATATAATGTTTTTGAACAACGAAGAAAATAGGATTTTGGCAGAGTTTAGAGATACACTGCTACCTGATCTGATGCAAGGAAGGATAGAGGTTAAATGATGGAAGATTGGAGAAAAAAAGAGTTACAAGAAAAAGCGGAGCAGGTAAGCATATGCATGAAGCAAATGGACTTTTTTGGCAAAGAAATTTCAAATATATCTGAGGCATTTGAGTTTATGGATTGTCATTGGCATTGTGACATATTGTTAAAAGCAGATGACGATGAAGAAGAATGTAAAATTCCTTTGGATGGGCAAGACAGGTCGAAAGTGATTGACGTAATCAAAGAAAGGCTTACAGAAAAAGCGAAAGAATACAGAAGTGGAATTTTAAAGCTATATGAAGTGCTAGACGAGCTGTTAAAGTGAGGTAGAGTATGCAAAATAATATGGCAAACAATTTAAAAGATTTTATGTGGCAGTTTCTTATGGATAAGGGGCAGAAAGCAAATATACCTGCACTGAAAGAATATGTATATAGGCTCATAGCCATGACAACGCAAAAGACCGCAGGGCAGAAAAAAGGGATAAATTGGAGTGAGCTTGATATGGTATTGTTCAGCGTGATAGTTGACAAGGAAT